CACCTCCGTAAAATGGGCAAAAGAAAAGACCCTCTGTGGGGTCTGAAAAACATATAAATATATGAAATTACGGCAATGCGGATATGGGCTGTAACGAGGAACAGAGCCAACCGGCTCCGTCCCAGGGCTGTGGGATATGGCTTACTTCTTGGTGGGGATGGGCGGTTTGCCCGTGGTCAGCCATGCCAGCCAGCACTGTTCGCAGGTGACCTTGTCACAAGCGACCGCACTGCCTTCTTCAAAGGTGGGGTGGCCGTTTGCCATGATTGCGGCAAGCCTATCCGCAGTGGTTTCTGGCGAGTTGATGATTTCCAATCCAGTCTTTGCCATAATGGGTTCCTCCTTATATTTCAGCGGCTCATCGCCCATGCAATGGCGTGGCCGTTGTCGATGAAGGTATCGTCGGAGATGCTCTCCAGCTTAACCGCGCCTTCGATGGTGTGGTCAGCGGTGGTGAAGCGGTAGGTGGCTCCGTAGTAGCATCTTCCGTTGGGGTTGTAGTAGTAACCGGCGATCAGAATGCGGTCGCCGAAAGTGATGACCACGCCGCCGTTGTACATCATCTTCATTTCCAGCTCCTCGGGAGTGGTGACTCTCTGGAGTCTGTAGGTATCGGCCTTGGCTGCGGTTTTTGCTGTCATGGTCTGTTCCTCCTTATCGCTTGCTGCGGATCTCGGTCCGCTTGGCCTGCTGGGCGTTGTAGAGAACCGTGAAGTCTGCCCAGGAAATTCTGTAGGCACTGCAATCCTGGGAAAACTCAATGCGGATGCCCTCGATTTCGTTGCGGTCGGTGCAAGCCTCGATCCGCTTGAGGTAGGCCGCTGCTCTCTTGCTCAGTTTCTGGTTCTTCATTTCGGTGTCCTCCGTTCCTTTTGTTGTACACATATTCGCTCTACTTGGCCTAAATAGCAAGTTATATCTGCGTCATAATGCACACAAAGATACGGGGCCAGAACTGTGTAATATACAGCGATATACGAGCAAAAGAGCCGGTCGGCTCCCTTGCTGTGTTGGAGGGTGGTTCAGATCCGAACCAGGCGAATGGCTGGAATTCTGGCTCTTTCGTTGGTCTGCCAGTCGGTGTAGTTGGCGTTGACTTCGGTAAGGCCGTCCATGCGGTAACCGTTTTTCTCAAAGGCGGCCAGGGTGGCAATCAGGCTGGAGAAGGTGCTGCTGATGGTGAACTCGTCAATGCCTTCCTGCTTGAAGGTTTCGGCGATGGGCGCTACATCCTCGTCCCAAATGACCTCTGAGAAATCAATGCGGTCGTTGCCGTTGTCCTGGCTGCGGCGGTAAGCCCAGAAGGCGGTGGCGTTGATGCCTTCGGCTCGGATGTCCTTGACGCGGTTGGCGATGGCGTTCTCAAAAGTGGTAATCTTCTTCATGGTGTGTACCTCCGTAAAATGTGTTTTCCATTTGGTAGTACACATATTCGCTCTAGTGGGCCAAAATAGCAAGTTATATCTGAGGCATAAACTACACAATGATTCCAGGAAGAAATTGTGTAGATATGAGCATCATTTTCGCTTTCCGACCAGCCCCAAAAGGTAGCCGATCAGAAAGGTGGCGATGGATAACAGTACAGTCTGAAGCGCTTCCATCACAAGACCTCCAGCCTGGGGCGTTCAAAGCTGCGGTGGATGGCCTCGATAATCCGATCCTGCTCTTCCTTGGGAATGCCCAGGGTGTCCAGGGCCTCTCTAGTGCCACAATCGGGGCAGATCAGCGTTTCACTGTCCATTCTGGAAAGGGCAGGATGGCCAGTGTATTCCTGGCCACATTTGGGGCAAATGCCTGTGTGGCGAAGCATCTCTTTCATTATCGCATACCCTCCGTGCTGTAGCGGTAGGCCTCGAAGAGTACATCCAGATCGAAGCCGAAATTGTGGTAGCCCTCAATGCAGGTCTGCAAGTAGAAGTCGCTAGGGGTGCCAAGACGGCGTTCCTCGTGCATGATGTAAACGAAAGTGTTCCGCTGCCGAACCTTACCCGTGCGGATGCCCGTGATTGGTAGGCTCAGTTCCTTCTTGTAGTAAAAGCTGGGGTAACCCTCGTAGCGATCCAAAGCCCGCTCGTCGGCGGCACTGACGGCCCACACGCCCACAGGAACCTCCGAGCCAAGCTCCGGCTCAATGGTGAGGTAAGAGCCGGTCTGGCTGCCCTTGAACATGAGCCGATAGTCCTTGATGACCGAGGTACCGATCATCCGTGCGGTGGGACACCGCATCAGCATCTGGCGAACATTGAGGTTGCTGCCGTAGGCAACATAGTAGCGTTTTTCCATTGTGAAATCCTCCTGTTATTTGGTAAAGCGAAAAGGTGCTTCTACCACCTTAAGCCCGCCGAGGCGGGTAAGGGGGCCTGTGGCTATGTCCTTCAAGCGGCGCGTTCCGTTCTAAATGCGGCATCACCGTCCAACCGCTTGGTCAAATGCTCTCTTGCGGTCTTGAACTCGTCGCCGATGAAGCCCAGGCGGAGGAGCCAGGTTCTCATTGCGTATTTGGGATTTTCGTTCTGCTGGGGCTTGGGGCTGGCGGTGCGGACTTCCTTGGCCATCTGGCTCAGTGCGAGGCAAAGCTGAATATAGCTCTTCAGCTGGCCTGCGTGGAGGCCGTTCTGCTTGCCGTCCGCAGGCTCGTCGAATTGGAAGAGGCGGAACTCGACCGTGCCCTTGGTGAAGGTGGCGTGGAGGTTAAGCATATGGTAGCGGCTGTCGTTGTAGTGCTGGCTTCTGCCGTAGGAGGCTCCGTGGCTGGTGTACCACACATCGGCAAGGTCGGCCATGGTGCTGGGCTTTTTGCGGTTGACCTGGGTAAGGAAGTTGGGGTCGACCGTGCGGCAGTAGCGGCTGACTCGGCTGGCATTAATGTTGAGGGCGGAGGTCAGAAGGCTTTCGTGGCTGGCCATGATGTTGACCAGGTTGCGGAGGGTCTGAGGGGTGTGGCCTTTGGCACCGATGTGGATGTGTACTCCGCAGCCTCTGGAGGCATCGCTCTTGGCTCCGGCCTTCCGCAGTTTGCGGATCAGCTCCTGCAAAAGCTCCATGTCCGTGTAGGTGAGGATCGGCGTGACCATTTCGCACTTTTCAGCGTCGGGGCCGTGAATGCTGACATCCTTCTGGAATTTCCATTCCCGGCCTTGGGCATCCCAAGCACTCCAGGTGCTGTAGCCGTTGCGGCTGGCGGTGTTGCGGTAGTTGTTGGTGCCGAAGAAGGTGGCGGCCAGCTTGGCGGCTGCGCTCCGCTCGATGTTGTTCATCTCGACCTCGACCCCGATGGTCTGCTTTTTCATTTCCTCAATTTGTCTTGCTACCTTTTCGTTCATGGTGTTTTCCTCCGTTTTTTGTGTGTTTTCCCTTTCGGTAGTACACATATTCGCTCTACATCGGAGATATAGCAAGTTATATTTGAGGCATATAATACACAAGGTTTTTCAAGCAAATTCGGGTATATTGTGTACTTTATTCCGGTTTTTTCCTGCTCCCGGTTGCTGCGGTCAGAAGCTGTACACCCAGGCGAAAACCGACCTTGAACCGATCCTTTTGCATCAGCATTTCAAGATCCGCACGATGCACTTTATATAAGTTGAGTAGTTCTTTCAGCTCAGGAGATGCGAGGGTTTCCACCTGGGACCACAACTCAGCAACCTTGTGATTCAGTTCCCGGAAAGTTTCAATGTCCTCCACCGAATCGTCGTAAGGGCTGACCTCCCCGTAGAATAGCCGATCCAGAATGTCATCCATCATTCGTCGGCCACCTTTCGGCAGGAGTCTTCGCTGTAGACAACACCCAGGCTGGAACCGCAGTCCCAGTTCACATGGATGGTTCCCCAGTCATCCACCCAGCGGACGGTACCCCTACAGCCGAGAACCAGTTTCTTGTTGTAGGGGTCATCCATGTGGATCAGCTCCACTCTTGTCCCAATGGGATACTCCTCACGGAGCTGTTTCAGTTGCCATTCCTTGATCATGCTCATACCTGCTCCTCCTTTGCCGTGGGGGCGGATTTGAAGGCCGAGCTGCCAGATAGGTTGCGGAGCAGGATTTTGCGGGTCTGCTTGTGTTCGGCACCGATGAATCCCAGCCGAAGGAGGAAGCAGCGGAAAGCGTACTTCTCATTGTCAACTTCCTTCTCTTTCGCAGTGATCCGCTTCTGGGTTCTGGCCATCTCGCAGAGGGCGGCAACAAAGGCGGTGTAGGCCTTGACCTCTTCGGGAGAGCTGTCTGCCGGGAACCAATCAAAGGCCAGTCGGTCATCCAGCAGACTGATGGTCAGGTCGGAAACGCCCAAAGCCTTCTTGATGAGGTTGCCCTTGGCATCGACCAGATCGAAAAGGTTCTGAAGGGAACTTTCGGTGAAGCTGGCCATGGGCACCTGGATAGAGATACCTTCTGGCTCCTCATCCATAACCGGCTCGGGCTGGGGATTGTCATAGGCTTCGGAGATGCAGGTGAAACCGCTGGCTGCCAGCCGAGCCTGAATTGCGTCTACCCAGTCGGGATCGGCCATGTCGTTCAGGTGCAGGATGCCGTTCTTATCAACGGTGATGCAGTCCACCTGGTAAGCGAAGCTGGGAGCGCCCAGGTACTTGGCTTTCTGGCCGGTGTGGTCAGCGAGGACGGCGACCAGATTCTTCCGATCAGCACCCGTGCAATTGTAGTCAAGTTTCATTTTGGAAACCTCCTTGAATTGTGGTAGTCCCTTGCGGGTCGTACACATATTCGCTCTACTCTGCCTGAATAGCAAGTTGTTTATCAGACAGACAATGTAGAATGATTGGGTGCATTATTGTGTGCAGTACACAATGCCTGCAAGCACAAAAAATACGCAGGGCAAAGCAACACCGTTACCCCACATCTTGTACTCTGCGGCATCGGAATGAGGATCTGCCAGCCATTTACGGAGCTGCTTTTCCGTCTTCGGTTTGGTGCTGGGAGAAGTGATACGGCGGTGGGTTTCCCAGACCTTCGTCCAGAAGACCAGTTCCTCTTCGGTAGGTTCAGTGGTATCCAGATCGCTGCACCACCAATCCGGGAAACCTTGCAATCTGGCACATTCGGTGGGTGTCAGGCGGCGGACGGTGTATCCCGAAAGCACAGCCCCGGGACCCTTTGCTACCTGCGTGGGAGCCAGCTCCTCATCGATGCAGGGCTTGAACTGTGCGTTTTTACCCTGGTTGTAGGAAGCGTAGTCTAGACCATAGCAAGGCTCGGAAACCACGGTTGCATCCTTGTAGTCCCGGGACAACAGCGTGGGTGCTGTATCTTGGGAGACCTGAGTATAACTACCTGTGGTGAGGGCATATACGGGTGGCCCACTGACAATGGCGATGCCGCCCTGGTTACAGGCGGGATTGCCGCCAGAGGTGTCAACGGTACGAGCGACCTCTGCTTCGTAGATGCCGCTGTGAGGGTTCGGAGAAAGCATACCTTCTGAGTTGAAACCGCTGATGCCGTAGGGCTTCACAACAAAGGGCTGGTTGTTGCCGCCGGTGCCATATTGGCGGGACACAGTAGGTGCAACCTCCACAGGCCCGCTGAACCGAGTGTCCTGACTGTGGTTTTCAAATACAGCAGGAGGATTGTCCATCACGACGGGAGGGTGATGGGCTTCTGCCCGGAGGGTGCAAGTTACCTCGTGGGTCACATCCATGCGGTTGCCACCCTGGTCATTGAGAACGACTCCGTTTCGCCCGGTGGACATTCCACAGTTCACACCAAGGGTAGATGCGGTTTCCGAAACGGTGCCGTTGTACCCGTCTATACCAAGGCCTGACGCTCCAGGGCAACTCTCAACACCTCCGGCAGCTCTTTGCCACGGGCGGAAGCCCTCCGCAGAATACCTTGACAGGCCTTCGGACTCAAATAATACTTTTCCGGCACATTGGCCTGTAAGATCGCCGATAAGGAAGATGCGTTTTCTACGTTGGGGCAAACCCCAGTGTTGACAGTCGAGAGTACGGTACGCAACGCTAAATCCGGGACCCATGTATATGTCGGCACTGGGCCATCGGTTTTTCTCAGGCATAGGCACTTGGGCACCCGGTTCGACGATGCCGATGACGGCTTCGAGGACTGCCTGGAAGTCATGCCCGGAATTTGAGGAGAAAGCGCCGGGGACATTTTCCCAGCAGATCCAGCGGGGGTATTGGCCATTGGTGGCACACCTCATTTCTTTGATGATGCGGATGGCTTCGTAAAACAGAATGGATTGGCTACCCTCCAGACCAGCTCTCTTGCCGGCCACGGACATATCCGTGCAGGGAGAACCAAAGGTGATAATATCCACAGGCTCAATCTTGCCGCCATCCATGCTGGAGATGTCGCCGTAGTGTTTCATATCGGGGAACCGCCGTGTGGTGACCCGAATGGGAAAGGGTTCAATTTCAGATGCCCAGCGCGGCTCTATGCCTGCCAGGGCGCCGCCCAAAGGGAAACCCCCGGAGCCATCAAAGAGGCTTCCGAGGGTCAGAGTCTTATATTCATTCATGGGCAATTACCTCAAAAGGGGATTACCTGGCTGTCAGGGTCAGCGACCTCGTCAAAGTCATAGGTCAGACCATCCCGGACAACAGATACACCGTCGCTGGAGCCGACCTGCTCAATGTACCGCTTGACGATGACATCGCAGAACTTTTCGTCCAGCTCCACGGTGTAGCAGATGCGGTCAGTCTGCTCACAGGCAATCAGCGTAGAGCCGGAACCGCCGAAGGGGTCAAGCACCACGCTGTTGCTCATGGTGGAGTTCATAATGGGATATGCCAGGAGCGGGATCGGCTTCATGGTAGGATGGTCGCCATTCTTCTTGGGCTTATCAAATTCCCAGATGGTAGTTTCCTTCCTGCCGGTGTACCACTGGTGCTTGCCGTTCTTCTTCCAGCCATAGAGGCAGGGTTCGTGCTGCCACTGGTAAGGACTACGACCCAGCACCAGGGACTGCTTTTTCCAGATACAGCACCCAGACAAATAAAACCCCGCATCGGCAAAAGCCTTGCGGAAGTTCAGTCCTTCGGTATCTGCGTGGAACACATAAATGGAGGCATCGTCTGCCATGGCAGCGTGCATCTGCTGGTAGGCAGCCAGGAGGAAGTTATAAAAAGCCTCGTTGGCCATGTTGTCGTTTTTGATTTTGCCAGCGGAACCTTCGTAGTTGACGTTGTAGGGAGGGTCGGTGATGACCAGATTTGCCTTCACCCCGGCCATGAGCAGCTCGTAGGTTTCCGGCTTGGTGCTGTCGCCGCAGATCAGCCGGTGGCGGCCCAACTGCCAGATGTCCCCGGCCTTGGAGAAGGTGGGCTTTTGAAGCTCCGCATTAACATCGAAGTCATCCTCCTTCACCCCATCCTTCAGACTGTCTTTGAACAGGTCATCGATCTCCGCAGGCTCGAAGCCCGTCAGAGATACATCGAAGTCAGCACCCTGCAGATCAGCAATCAGCAGAGCCAGCTTATCCTTATCCCAGTCGCCGCTGATTTTGTTGAGGGCAATGTTGAGTGCCTTTTCCTTGGCTTCATCCATTTCCACAACAACGCAGTCAACCTCGGTGAGGCCCATGTCCATCAGCACTTTCAGACGCTGGTGGCCACCGACAACCCGGCCAGTGGTCTTGTTCCAGATGACCGGCTCTACATACCCAAACTGCTCAATGGAACGTTTCAGCTTCTCGTATTCGGCATCGCCAGGTTTCAGGTCTTTTCTGGGGTTATAGTCCGCGGGCAGAAGATCTGCCGTATGCTTGCGTTCAATAATCATACCAGACCCCACTCAGCGAAAGCCTCAAAGCCGCCGATGGAGCGGATGAAGGCTCTGGCTGTTTCCACGATTTCTTCGTAAGGAATACCGCCCACGTTTTCGTCGCCGATGGCACAGCACAGCTCCACAGGCTTGCCGGTGCGCTGGGCTTCCAGCCATGCGTAAATGTTTACGCTGACATCGGCCTTGCTCAGATCTTTTCCGTGGAGACCGCCACCAGTAACGGAGTCGGCCATGTCGCTGCCCAGCTTGCGGTTGGTAGCGCCAGTGTCCACATTGGTGCCGCCGGTCCAATCGCCCAGAGGGTTGACGATGGCACCGGGATACTGTAAGCGGATGGTTTCAGAGTTGACGTTGCTTTGGCAGATGATGAGTCGGTCTCCGGCCAGGATATACTTGCCGTCAAAGGGATACTGATCGTAGATTGCCCGGGCGACATTGGACATGACTCTTTGCTCCTCGGTCATAGGCACACCTTTGAAGATGCCGTTGTCACCGCAGCGAATGGCATCCTTCTGGTTTCGAGCCAGATGGGTGTCCTGGGGAACTACCACCAGATCCACATCCAGATTGCCTGCGATGCGGTGGACGGCGGCGATGACCTTTTTCTCATTCAGCTTTGCAGATGTTTCTGCAATGATATGGCAAATGCCATGGCCGATCAGCACCTCCACCGCAACCTTGGGATCGATCTGGGTTTCGTATGCGATGTCGACCACGGCACCGGCAATTCTGTCTGCCACCTTGTCCGGGTGGGCAGGATTGACTTTTTCAAACATTAAGGTTCCTCCCATTGTATCAATGATGTTGTGTGTTTACTGCTTGCCACCTGTGCGGGCCTGAAGCAGACGTTCCATGACATCGTCCTGGGGTGTGGCTCCGCTGTACTCGCTGGAGCAGTTCTCCCGGACGATCTGGAATATCTCCATCCACAGACGATTGGTCTGTGACATAAAATTCTGGCTCATAGCCACATAGGGACTCTGGATCGCATTGCCTGTGGTGGGATGCTTGGCAAGGAAACCATACTCGGTGATGGCCTCCTCACATTGAATCCAACGGGCCACGCTCATGGCATATCGTTCCAGAAGCTGTGGCGAAACCAGTGCAGTGCATCTGCGCTCGGCAAGCCAGTTCCAGGTAGCTTCGTACACATCGGCGGCGATGAGCTTTTTGCCGTCTTTCTGAGTGGCGGACAGCATTGCAGAGGGCTTGGGCATGGGCTGACCTTCTAAATCGGCTGCGTTATCGAAGTCAATGACAGTCAACGCTCTCTTGCCGGGATTGCCTTCTGCGATTTTGTCGGCCAGGGGCTTCTTTTTAGCACCTGCACCGACTCTTGCCCCACCACGGTTGGTACCGTCTTTTGCCACAGTTTCACCTCCTGTCGGCGGGGCCGGGTAAATACCCCCTTTGAATTTGCGATTTCGCGCACGTGACCCCACGCCCGTTGCACCAGATATTTGCTGTAGAGATTTGAGACCCCCTACCGGGTGGAGGAATCGCATACATTTTGGTGCGAAACCCCCTATCGGTTGTGCCAGCGGTCGCCGCGTTCAGCATGGAGCTTTGCGTGGCAGGACTTACAAAGGGCAATCAAATTCTCTGTGGCATGAGTACCTCCTTCAGAAAGGGGTAGCTTGTGGTGGATCTCTTCGGTGGGTGTCAGCTTTCCGTTCTGTTTGCACAGCTCACACAGTGGGTGGGCTTCTGCGTAACGGTCACGGATGCGCTTCCATGCTCTGCCGTACCTACGGCGTACAGCCGGGTCACGGTCGTACTTCTCATAGCGTTGGGCTTCCTTCTTTGCGTGTTCCTCACAGAACCTTCCGTGGGTCAGCTTGGGACAGCCTGGGTGTGAGCATGGGCGTTTGGGTTTACTTGGCACGTTTGTCCTCCTTCCTGTGTCGATGACGGAACTTGTAGCGGAGGATGTACCAGATCTGCTCCAGATAGGAAACCTTGCGGTATCCCATGGGAAACACCTCCTTCTGGGCATAAGAAAAGCCCCATGAGATTGCTCCCATGAGGCCGTTCCGTATTTTCTTGGCGATTATAATGATATCACAGGGCAAGGGTGTCTTTCTATGTCTTTTAGTGTCCTGTCACGCAACGCTGGCAATATTGCAGGAAACCAATGCCCGATGGTGGAGCTTGTGAAGGTACCGAAGTTCGTAGCCCATATCCACGGCGATCTGCTCCCATGTTTTGAAGCACAGATACCGCAGTTCCAGCAGGGTTTGATATTCGGGATTCTCCACAGCCTTGATAATGGCGACAATGTCTCGCTTCAGATCCACCAGCTGATCAATATCGGCATTGATCTCGTTTTCCAGATCAATGATTTTTCCAATAATGTCCTGCATACGGTAGACATTGCGGCTGCCACCACCGGGCATATCGCTCATAGTGGCTGTGGCCTTGGTGGTCAAATCCCGGAGGGACAAGACCTGCTCCAGCTTGCTGTTGATGCGCTGATCCAGGCGGTAAGCCTGGCCGAGATATTCTTTTGCAGTCATATTCATACCTCCAAATTTGCCTTGACGGCATCGATAAGGGCGGATTGTGTTTTTTCTTTCTTACGAAGGGCGGACATGATCCGCTCGTCGATTGTGTTGGCTGCGATAATGTGATGGATGACCACGGTATCTGCCGTCTGGCCTTGCCGCCACAATCTGGCGTTGGCCTGCTGGTATAATTCCAGGCTCCATGTAAGGCCGAACCAAATCATGGTGGAACCTCCAGCCTGTAGATTCAGACCGTGGCCAGCAGATGCCGGATGGATGACCGCCACCGGGATTTTGCCAGCGTTCCAGTCAGCGATGTCCTTGGAAGTGGAAATCTCCCTTGCTGTGAAGCGTTTCTGAATTCGTTCCAGATCGTGCTTGAACCAGTAGGCTACCAGAACCGGCTTGCCGTTGGCGGCTTCGATCAGATCCTCCAGGGCATCCAGCTTGCGGTTATGAAGTTCGATAAAATGGCGGTCTTCGCTGTAAACGGCACCGTTGGCCATTTGGGAGAGTTTGTTTGCCAGTGCTGCGGCATTCCCGGCATCGATTTCTTCACCGCCCAGGGAAAGCACCATTTCTGCCTTCATGGTGTCGTAGGCCTTTTTCTCTTTTTCAGAAAGGGCCACTTTCACCTCGTTGATCACGCATTCCGGCATGGCCAGATGGTCAACGGCCTTCATGGAAATGGTGATGTCGGAGATCTGGCGATAGATGGCAGCCTCTGCTCCGGGGAGAGGCTTATAGGAAAACACCACCTGGCCATTTCTCTTGTCTGGCTGGAAGTAGCTGTTTCTGTAATGGGTGATGAAGCGTCCCAGCCGCTGGCCCATATCCAGCAAGCGGAACTGTGCCCAAAGGTCCATGAGACCGTTGGAGGAAGGTGTGCCTGTGAGGCCAACCATCCGCTTTACGGTAGGCCGAACCTTGAGGAGGCTTCTGAACCGCTTTGCCTGGTAGGACTTGAAGGAGGAAAGCTCGTCGATGACCACCATATCGTAGTCAAAGGGTAGGCCGCTTTCTTCCACCAGCCATTGGACATTTTCTCGGTTGATGATGTACAGGAACACTCTCTGCTGGAGGGCGGCTTTGCGTTCCAGTTCGGTGCCTACAGCCGCGGAGTAGGACAGGCCGTTGAGGTGATCCCACTTCTGGATCTCCGCAGGCCATGTATCTCTGGCGACACGCAGAGGAGCGATGACCAGCACTTTGCGGACGGAGAAGTAGTCCAGGCAGAGGTCGAAGATGGCGGACAGCGTAATAACGCTCTTGCCCAGACCCATATCCAGGAACACAGCGGAGATGGGATGCTCCAGTATGAAGTTGGTGGCATAAGCCTGGTAATCATGAGGCTTGTATTTCGTGGATGATCCCTCCAATCTGTTCTGGGCTATCAATGCAGTACACCAAAAAGCCAAGTGCTTCT